AAAGATCCTAGCAACAACGAGACGCCAGCACTCATCAACTTCCTGCATCGTCGTGGCTACAAGTATCAAGTAATCCTTGGTACAAAACTTCGAATCTTCACCTGAACCGCAAAGCACAATGCCAAAGGTTTACGTCACGAACTACAACGGAAACTATGACTACTCCAAGGCAGAAGCCTACGGAGAACTCATCAACATGACGCAGGGTTTCATTCCTGCTCATCGTTATGGACCAACCATGAAGATCTTTGAGAACTATGCAAAGACTGCAAACGATGATGACTTCCTTCTTCTCTCCGGTTCTAATCTCGTTTGTGGACTAGCAGTTGCCGCATGGCTGAAGTATCGAAAGAGTTGCAACATGCTGCAACATGGTAAGTCTTGGGATGAATCGAAGAACTCCGTCCCTACTTACTTGTCATACAATGTCTCGATCAGTAACGAACGTTAAGCTCCCTGAAAATGATGTACGATGGTTCTACGAAACCTTTCCAGAAGGAAAGCTCTCCATCGTACTCTCCACTCTCCTCCAACTCTTCAGAGAAGAAGCAGAAAGAGAAGATGGTTCTCTACAAGATGTACTCACCAGAATCCATGAACAACTCCAAACATGACTGACTATCCACGCAAGTTCCTTCCGACGCTGCAACGCTTCGAACCAGAAGCTATGGATCACACAGCTACGAAGGAATTCAAGAAGTGCCCACGATCATACTTCTTGCGTATGGTCCTTGGGCGTACATCTCCAGAAGGGAAGTGGGCATCTGTCTTTGCGTGGGGTTCTTCCATTCATAAGTATCTAGAGAGATTGTATGAGGATGGAGATGCAGGTGCAGCAGCACAAGCAGCTCTCCCAATCTACAAGAGTCCTACGAATCCTTCATTCGAATGGCAAACGAAGGAACGTCTTCTCGCTACATTCGCAAAGCTCTACAAGATGTACACAGAAGAGAAGACATCCAACGTCATCCGTGTCGAAGCCATTGAACAACCATTCAATATTACATTTCCAGATGGAACTCCAGTAGGAGGGAGATTCGATCAGGTTATGAAGTGGAATGGACGGATGTGGATTCGAGACTGGAAGACGACATCGAAGCAGATCAACTACTTCAAGCAAGGTCTTGAACCGAATGACCAAGCCATCCGTTACATCTATGCTTTGTCTTCTCTCCAGTTCGGACAGGATGAGAAGGGCTACCCTAACAAAGTAATAGACGGAGTGCTCTTCGTAGCTATCTACAACACGAAGACAGTTGGTCCTGAGATTCAACCAGTTCCATCCTCTCGCAGTCTAACACAAGTAAAGAAGTGGTTAGACGAACAGATGTTCATCCATAAGCAGATGCAGTTCTGTAGAGAGAATGATGTCTGGCCTATGCATGAAGTGAACTGTTCCTTTTGTGATTTCCGACAAGTCTGCACTCAACCTTCCGATGCTGCTATGGAGAATGTTCTCAAGACTCAGTATCTCCTTCAGCCTTGGAAGCATGAAGAAGTTGACCAGAAAGCTGTGACGGAAACATGAGATACTACGAGATCGTACTCTCAGAACAGGAACTTGCAGAGCTAGCAGCAGGATATGCATCCATCTACTGTGCATCCAGAGATGAGCAGAGCCTCGCAGATCTAGCTTATGTGAACTTCTTGCAAGGTTCCAAAGAAGCACAGCAAAGTATCGCAGACAAACTCAACCTTCTTCTAGGAAATCCTGATGCTCAAGAAACTCTCTGAAGACAAACACTTTGAAGGCACACAGATGATGTTGTATGGTGCTGCCGGAACAGGCAAGACCTTCTGGAGTGCAGGTGCAGGAAGTGAGTGGATCGTGATGACAGATAGGAATGGCATCATCACACTCAAGTCCAAGCTATTCAAGGATAAGGTCGGAACAGATCCTTTCATCGTGGAACTTATCCCAGATGATTCTCCGATCATGCCGAAGATGTTCGACTCGTTGCGTAATCAGATTGATGGATTCCTTGCTCCTTCTACGAAGAATGATTGGAAAGGAATCATCATAGATGACATCAACTCTACTCGCATCGCAGCGCGAAACAAGGCTATCGAACTGAATGGCATCTCTGGAAAGTCCAAGACCTCTGGCAATGCACAGTCAGGTAAGTTCAAGGACATCGTAATTCCTACGCTCGCAGATTTTGGAACGGAGATGGGCCTCGTCGAATCATTCCTCCGTCAACTCACGGACGGACTGCGAGCAGAAGGAAAGGATTCCATCATCTGTGCTCACGAAAGAATCTACAGAAAGGAGGGAACAAACACAATCACAGCAGTGAAACCACTCTTCACAGGCACAGATACTCCTGATGCTATGCCAGGAATCTTCGACATGGTATGGTACATCCGTACTATCGGCTCCGGTTCCAATGTGAAGCGTGAATTTGTAACGGATTCAGAAGGTGGCATCATGGCGAAGTCTCGCTGGGCTGGCCTCTTCAAAAATCCTGAACGTGATATCACAGCAAAGGAAGTCTTTGATCGTATCGCTAAGTGGCAAACCGCAGGTTCACTCTAATCTTTTCTACCCATGTCTATCTTCAAGCCGAATCTCGACAAGTTCTCCTCCAAGGTTTTCATCGCTCCGGCAAATGAGTATGAAGTTGAAGTTGCTTCCGTGAAGTATCGTGCAGTGGACATCAAGAATGGTGCTCGTGCTGGACAGAAGATGCACATGATTGATGTAGCTACTCGCATCATCGCAGATACTTCAGGTGACAAGGAGTTCGAGAACAAGCCCATCTCGGTGAGCTTCATCCTTGATCCTGAGCGTGAGGATTCGTTTGATCGTCTCATCCGTTTCGTCATGTGCTGCAAGGGTATTCGTCCCGGCAGCGAAGAGTCGGATAACGAATTCAAGACTCGCTTCGGTGATCTGGATCTGTCCGTTGACATCGAGAGCGGAGAGATCGGCGCTGGCTATGCTTCCCTTGCGAAGAACCGTGTCATTGTAAATGTCGGCATTCGTACACAGGGAGACAAGCAGTATCAGGACTACAAGTCCTGCCGTCCTTTCTAAGTAGTCTCTGTTCAGTAGCCCGGAACTACTGAACTGGTGCTCTATCGTATAATGGTTATTACGCTGCGCTTTGGACGCAGAGATTCTGGTTCGATTCCAGATAGAGCTATGCTCCTCCCACCAACCTCAACATGATTCCTAAGATGACATCTCCTGTAATCGAAACCAACATCGAACTTATCCTTTCAGATCACCTCTTCGTAGAGATTGATGGAATCGAAAAGAAGATCTCTGAACTCAACGAACAGATCGAAGCATTATCCAAGAGAAAGCTGAAGCTTCTTCGTATCGCAGAAGCAGCAGAACTCATCCATCCACCGGAGCCGGAACATGACAACAGCCACTATTTCCGATGAGCTTCTATTCGAAGCTCTGCCAGATGAGACTCGTGCAGCCATCCTAAGACTTCATACTTCAGGATACTTTGGACATGGACACAACATACAGAAATCTAGTACTGAACAGATTCCGTACTTCAGAGGCTTTGAATACAGCAGCCCTGCATCTGGAGATCAACAAACCAAAAGATCCCGTAGTCGCACACGTCGTGACGCTGCTTCGAAAGGAAGCTGACTCTCTCATACAACTCGGACTCAAGGAACTTACAGATGCTCATTCCTCTCAAGGATAACATCCTCGTCGCTGCACTGGATGATCCTGATACTTGGTATGGTTCTTCTCTTATCGTCCGTCCTGAATCTACGAAGGATCGGAGTGACCAAGGAATCGTTAAGGCTGTTGGTCCACAAGTAAAAGAAGTACAAGTTGGAGACTATGTACTCTTCAACGCATACAGTGGTATGGTAGTGAATGATGCAGATGAAGGAAACAAACTCATCATGTTGTCTGAGAAGGCAGTCATCGCACTCGTCAATCCTCCCACGACGAAGGTGCCCAATGTCACTGTACTCACGGAACAAGGCCCAGTGGATGCAACATCTGAGTCACTCATCCTATTACTACGGGAGTCTTACCAGCGAATTCCCCGAGTCGCAGAACTCAAGAACAAGTGGGAGAGCAGACTCAATGCATGATCTCAAAGGACTCCAGAAGACTGCACATCTTATTGCTAAAGATAAAGGCTGGTGGGCAGAACATCGTACTCTTCCTGAGTGCATCGCACTCATGCACAGTGAACTCTCTGAGTCTTTGGAAGAGATTCGTAAAGGCAAAGATCCTTTCTACATGGATGGAGAGAAGCCTGAAGGTTGGGCAACAGAACTTGCAGATTGCATCATCCGTATCATGGATGTGTGTGAGTTCTACAACGTAGACCTTGAGAAGATTCTCGTAGAGAAAATGCGATACAACGAGACTCGTCCTTATAGACATGGGAAGAAGCTATGACACAAGATGAAACGGAGCGCGACCATCACGAAGCGGTCGGTATTTGGCGCTATATGCTGCGCGAACTAGAGGCGGCGGCAGAAGCATCAGATGCGTTGAACGACACGTTGAATGACGCCATCCGTGCCGCCGTCGCAGCGGCAGAACAGGAAATCAACAATACACAGGAGAACACAAATGCTTATTAAGCAGAACAGCAGCTTTGAAATGTGCCGCATCAACGCCGACGGCACGACCGTCTACGATTGGGCTGTCATTGAGGAACAGGCGGCAAAGTGGCGACCGTATTGCGACGACACGGTTATCTGCGTTGCCAAGCTGCTGCTGCCGTTGAAGCCAGCCGTCGCGGCGGCGGAGCAGGAAATACAATGAGCTATCTCTTCACCTTCGCAGCAGGATGGATCATAGCCCTCTGGTTCTCGGAGAAACATAACAAATGAAGCTCGTCTCAGAGAGACTCGTACCGCATGAAGGACCAGAGAATGCAGAGATCTTCTTCATTGGAGAAGCTCCCGGCGCAACGGAAGACACTGTGCTTCGTCCCCTTCAAGGAAAGGCAGGAGAACTCTTCGAAGCAGCACTCTCTGAAGTAGGCTTGACGAGGGAAGAAGTTCGCATAGGAAATGTCTTGAACTATCAGCCTGCAAAGAACGAGTTCAAAAAGGCACACACAACTTGGCAACTAGAAGAATCTAGGAAATACCTTAAGGCTTGGCTCTCGAAGAAATCTCACAAAGTCCTCGTTCCCCTTGGCAATCATGCAATGGACTTTCTGCTGGGCTTCGATGGAATCGAGAAACACAGAGGATCTGTCTACTCGTATCATGGGATGTTGGTATTGCCAACTATACACCCGTCAACAGTCATACGGGATGGAGCAAACACCTCAGCCTTCCTGCACGATCTACAGAAAGTTGTTAGAATCACAAAGGAAGGATGGACAGAACCCAAGTTCAACTTCATCCTAGACCCAGACATCTTTCAGCTAGAAGCTCTAGTCTCTAAGATTCTTGAAGCGCCTCGTCTCTACGTAGACATCGAAACAAAGAAGTACACATCCTACATTCGTTGCATAGGATTCGCATGGTCCGACTCTGATGCAGTCTGCATCTTCAATGATGGTAACTACGAGAACAATCCAGTAGGTCCGAACTTCCGAAGAATCCTCACTGCTCTTCTAGAGTCTGACATTCCTAAGACTTTCCACAATGGAATGTTCGACACCATCATGCTGCAAGAGAATGGATTCGAAGTGAAGAACTGGGACTACGACACAATGGTAGCGCAGCATGTCTTGCAACCAGAACTTCCCATTGGTCTAGACTACTGCACCTCAATGTACACAGATATCAACTACTACAAAGATGATGGCAAAGAATCTGGTGATCGTCTCGATAGAACGAAGCTTGCCATCTACAACTGTAAGGATGTCGTAGCTACAGCAAGAGTACAAGCTGCTCAACAACTTGAGTTCGATGACATTTCAAAGAAGTACTTCGACTACAAGATGAAACAGATTCCTCTCGCAAAGCATTTCTCTCTGACTGGCATGCTTGTAGACAAGGATCGCCAAGATGAACTGCATACTACCATCACTGCGAAGAGAGACAAGGACTACACAGTATTCTTCGGAATCCAACAACTCCTCGGCGCTCCAACATTCACAGTCTCTCAGCATTCCAAGATCAACTCCTTCCTCTACGATACTCTCCAGCTTCCTTTGAAGACGAAGCAAGATGGAAATGTCACAGCAGATGAAGATGCCATCGTATCCCTCCTCGCAACAGTAGAGAAGAAGCTACAAGATCTCAAGACAGACGCAGCGAAGCAACCTTGGCAGATCAAACTCGCAGCCCTGAAGCTCATCCTCCGTATCCGTGGCTATGACAAGCTTCTTTCTTCTTATGTAAACATCGAAATCTCGAATGATGGAAGAGCCCGAAGCTGGTATAAGTTCTGGGGTACGGAAACAGGAAGGTGGAGTGCTGGTGCTTGGTATGATAGGACTGGCTTGAACGGACAGACTATTCCAAGGGAATCTGTGTAATGTTGTGCAACACTCGTCTCACAGGAAGAAGAGGCGAATGCAGAAATCCTATGCAAGAGATCATGGATTCCCTCGGAAGAGTGACATGGACTTGTCATCGCTGCGAGTGGACGAAGCAAGGATTCTGCTGGGAATGTGGAGAGAAGAAAGAAGAGAAGAAGTTATACTGTGCTCCTTGTGCAAAGAAGAAACAAAGAGCAGCTACTCTAAGACATAACAAGTCTGCTGAGTACAAGAAGAAAAGCTCTGAGTACTTCAAGAAGAGATGGCACAAAGATCCTGAGTTCAAGAAAAGAAAGACTCAACTAAAGAAAGAGTGGCTTGAAAGAAATCCTCATAAAAAGGAAGAATACAAGATCGCCCTCATTTACAAGGAGCTTCGACGTACATGAACACAAAGCATGACTTCGTGAATCATCCTCCTCACTACAACGCAGGAGGAAAAGTAGAATGCATAAGAGCCATAGAAAGCTCTATGACGAAAGGAGAATATAGAGCTTATCTGAAAGGAAACATCATGAAGTATATCTGGAGATATGAACTGAAGGGTGGACTCGAAGATATAAAGAAAGCCAACTGGTATCTGCAAGAACTCCTCTCTACATTCGAACAGCATGAGTGAAGTAAAGAAGAAGCTCCCACTCCGATCCATGTACACTGCGCCAAAAGGTAAAGTCCTCTGTGGCTTTGACCTCTCCGCAGCGGAAGCATGGATCGTGGCGTATCTCGCCAATGACTTGAATATGAAGAGAGAGTTGAGTGAAGGAGATATCCATTCCTTCTCAGCAACGGGCATCTTCGATATTCAAGTAGATCTCAATATTCCTGGAAAGAAGAAGTATGAAGGAATAGTTCCAGAGGAACAAAGATACGTCGGAAAGAAGATGAACCATGCAGGGAACTATAGGACTGGTCCTTTCAAGATCGCAGAGTTCATTAACAAAGAAGGAATCATCTCGATATCCGTAGCGGATGCGAAACGATTCCATGCGAAGTGGTTAGCTACCTTCAATCTTCAGAACTGGTGGAGCGAGATTGACTACATCGCATCCACATCAAGGACCATGACAACTGTATATGGATTCCGAAGAAAGTTCTGGGGCATGTATGGTGATGATCTAAAGAAAGAGATGACTGCATTCGAGCCTCAGAGTACAGTTGCAGATCACATGCACGGTGCTATTCACCCAGAACTTGGCATACGCGGAGGCAACCTTGCGATCTATGAAGATATTGTTCTCCCAAGTCGCGGAAGCATTGTTATGTGTAACACTGCTCATGACAGTGTCATGCTTGAAGTACCAAATAATCTTGTTGGAGAGATTGTGCCCCACGTCATCTCTCTCCTTAAGCGTCCGCTTGTTGTCAAAGGTGAACAATTCACTATCCCTGTAGATGCTGAAGTAGGTGAGAGATGGAAAGAGATGGAAAAGTGGAAAGGATGAATCGTGACGACAAGACGATGCGCGAACTGGCTTCTTACTTATAGAGACTACATCCTCCCCAGAACAGACGCTCCTGAATCCTACGTTTTCTGGTCAGGCATCTTTACGCTCAGTTCCGCCGTCCGTCGTAAGGTCTGGATTCCCAAGAAGTATCTCGGCTTGTGGTCTTGCTATCCCTATCTCTACGTCATGTTCGTAGGGCCTCCGGGTGCAAGAAAGACAACAACGATTGATAACGGTTCAAGAGTCTTGCTAGATCAGATAGATGGAATCAAGAGTGGACCTTCTGTGTTCACCAAGGAAGCCATCATCGAAAAGCTGCAACAATCTACTGACGCATCCATGTATCTTGTGATCGGTGAGTTCTCAGATATCTTCCAGAAAGCAGGTAAGGATAGGAATGGTATCTATGAGTTCTTCACTTCGATGTTCGATGGGTCTATGAACTACGAAGCAGCCACGAAGAGTCAAGGCACAGCATTCCTTGAGAAGCCCTGCATCAACTTCTTCTCAGCAACAACTCCGGGTTGGATCACGGATAACATGCCAGAAGGAGTCATCACTGGTGGCTTCGCATCACGAGTTATCTTCGTCTATGAAGATGGTCCTCGTCTCAACAAGATGTTCTTCGATGATGTAGAAGGACCATTCGCAGAACTAGAAAGAGATCTCCTTCTTGACTTACTACACATCTCAAAGGAGTTATCTGGAGAGTTCTCCTTCTCGGAGGATGGACTCAAAGCAGCAAAGGAGTGGAGTGAAAGACCTCATCCTCAGCATCTTCTTCGCAACGACAAGCTCGGTGGATATCTTAATAGAAAGAAGACACACGTTGCAAAGCTCGCACAGATTCATAGCATAGCCACGAAGGATGAGCTTGTCATAACAGCAGAGGATTGGGCATTCGGAGTTCATGCCGTAGAGACTACTGAGCCGGGACTAGATAAGATCTTTAGCGGAGTAGGCAAGAACAGATATACTACTGAGATAGATAAGATCGTATCCTTCGTAAGAGCTATGAACTTCTTCTCTAAGAAGACTGTAACGAGAAGTGAGATCATCAAGAACTTCATGCATAGCGCAGAGCCGAGGATGTTGAATGATCTTATTCAATTTGCAACGGATGCGAAGATGCTTCTCTACAAGGAACGTTACGAAAACGGCAACAAGGAATACGACTTCTGGGTTCCCGAATTCGAGCTATGACCAAGGATGACACTCCCCCGAAAAAGCGAGGCTGGAAAGATTATGTCGAAGATTCAGGAGACGATCTTGATAGTACTGATCCTCATATCATTAGCTTTGGGGATTCACTACGCGACACAACAAATAAAAATCGTCCCAATCGAACAGGGAAATATACAAAAAAGTTTAGATGACAAGTAAACGAAAAGCCCCCAAGGCCAAAAGCCAAGGGGGCATTTCTTTTTCTACTGCTTAGGCATCTGCTTTCTCAGCTTTGCATATTGCATGAACCGCTCTTGTTGTGCCTTCCTCAAGTTATTGATATATTGTCTCTTTGCTTCAGGAGAGATTGAATCATCATTCATGATAGTTAGCATCAAAGAGTTCTGTTCGCTAATCTCAGCAGAGAAAGACTCCAACATACTCCTCATGCCAATGAGTTGTTGATTCTCTTTGAGAATACTCTTTGCCTCTTCAATCTTTCCAAGCTGTGCAGCCTTATTGAAACTTCTGTCAGCATTCTTTGCATCTTGCAAGTCTCTGTAGAACATATCAGAACCTTCAGTCGGAGCCTTCGAAGACACAAAGAATCTACCAAACACAGGAAGATCAGACTTCTCAAGTTGAACAGGTTTATCTCCCATGTTTCGTATAATAGAAGAGAAGAGATGTCCGCCAACAGTTTCTAGTGCATAGTCAACCATGAATGGATTCATCCCAGCTTGTCCTGCTGCAAGAGCGAGAGGAGACGTTCTCTCATTCCCTTGAATACGAGGATCAAGTCCTTCCTGTCCACGAGGCGTGATAGGAATAGACTCTTCCATACCAAGCATAGTTGATACGTTCACATTCCTCTGCCCAGTAGCCATGCCAGCAAGTCTCTGAGCATAAAGAGGAATCAAATTAATTCCAACTTGTCCGATGAATCCATCAGCAAGTCTCTTTCTATCTTCAGGTCCAAAACCATCCAAGAACGCTTCTACTGTACTGCCACCAAGTTGTCCCGCCCACCATCCAAGCTTCGGAGATTTAACGATCTCACCTTCCTTAACTTCAATATCTCCGATCTTCATATCAAATGGAGCACGGAACCACCAGTTACGATAGCCAGTATCAGAGAGTCTCTTCGCATTCAATTCTTCATCGTCTTGAGCTAGTGACCAGAGATAGATCGTAGGAATAGTAACGCCAGCAGCTACGGTAGAAATAAGACGTGTTGCAGGTGCAACATTTCCTTTAGCAAGCTCCTTCGTAGCATTAGACAAAGCTTGCTGCGCTGCTGCTGTAGTCTGAATACCTACGTTCCCAAACTCTGTAATGAGTGACCAGCTTCGCATCAAAGTACCAACGCGATTGAAATCTCCAAGCGTCCTACGGGAGCCAAGCGCAGCCTCTATAGCACTCTCTCCTAGTCTTTCTCTACGAACAAGATACTCTCCCATTCGAGATGCATCAGACAAAGGACGAATGATAGCTTGCATGATTTCAAGTGGTGCTCCAATGATTTCACCAGTCTTTCTTATAGTTTTTGCAACAGGTCCAGCAGAAATGGCAAGCTTACTAAGTTCCTCGCCAGCTTGGAATCTTCCTCCATACGCTCCACCTGCCGCAACTCTCTCACGATACATCCCAGTCCTGAATGCAGAATGAAGGAATCCACGAATGTTATCCACGACAGGAATAAACTTCGGGACTGCCATCGAAGTCAGGATAGCATCAGAAGCAGGTCCAATGCCAGAGAGATCAAGTCCAAGAGAAGTCAACCTTCTCGTAGGAACAGAGAGTGCAGAGAGGAAAGATCTAAAGATTCCAATCTCAAAAGGATTCAAAGCTTCCAGCGTACTCTTAATATCATCATTGACTTTCCAGTAAGAAGGAACTCCATCCTCATACACAACAACAGTTCCATCCGTCCTATCAAGTCCCGGAGCCATCAAGCCAGCAATATCTTCTGCTTCCTTGATGCCCATCCCAGCTTGTTCCTGAAGTTCTGTAACAAGCTCTCTATATCCAGGAACATTGTACAGTCCTTCCTTCACATCTGCTGGCTCTACGACACCAGAATACTTCAGAGGATCTTGCTTATAATCAGAGATCAACTGAGCAAGAGCAGCGTTCCTCCGACTCTTATTCAACATCCCATAGATGTTGTCTCTCATGAGTTGCGAAGGAGAACGACTAGCTCTGAGAGACCCAAGACGAGTAAGAAGAGTCTGCTGCCTTACTTCTTTGTTGAAGACACGAGTAAGACCAGCGTAGAACTTCTGCTTATAAGCATCAGCGGTCGCAGCAGAAACTCGTCCTTGTGCAACGGCATCATCAATGAGAGCATCAGCAACGATCTTGAACTCATCAGCTAATCCCTTGATCTTTGCAGGCGCATTCTCAACGATAGCCTGAAAGTCTTCTATCGGACGATCAAGTACGAACTTCTTATTCTTAGCCTTACTATCAATGCTAGTCCTAGCTTTCAGATATGCATCGAACTCTCGCACCTCATCAGGCCCACTCAGATCGTTAATGATCTTATTGAATGGCCTACCTTGTACAACTCTCTGACCTAGTGTTCCGTCAGGATTCCTCACTGCAACTCGCATCTCTCTATCTGCGAACTGTTCCGCATACTCAGGAACACCAGAGAGGAGAGTCAGCAAATCACGAGTCTTCTGCGAGTACTTTCCAATTCCGAGAGTTCTATCATAGAAGTTCTGCGGTGCATTCAGTATAGCATCAGCCACACTACCCCAAAATGTAGTTTTCTGAGGAGTGTAATCAATGTTCACGTTCCTCACAGCGTCCGCATAAGGAACTGCACGAACAGCCTGAACCTCTGGAGGAGCAACAGTAGGAGATGGAACATCAGGTGGCGCATCGGAACCAGTCACCCAACGCTTGTAACTGTCATCAAGAGCAGCCTTAGATTCCTGCGAAAAAGTAGGTCCACCAATCTTAGAGGAAAGTGGGAGATCCCAACCTTCAACTTGGCGAAGTGCAGACTCAGCAGGCTTTGCAAGAGTTGGAAGTCTTAGACCCGGAGGAATGACTTCGAATCCATTAGCCAGCTTATTCGCCATGTCCAACATCTCTTTGCTAATCTCCAAAGCTTCATCAGGATCAAGGAACTTATTTCTCGTAGCGGCAGCAGCATCAAGCTTCTTCTGAACAAGATTGAAACGCTTGTTCATAGAGTCAGAGAACACTCCGCCCATCTTCAGAATATCAAGATGCCGCTGAAGTTCATCGAAGGTCAGAACATTCGCAGTCTCTCCGATGTTTCCAAGGAAGGGAGTAGTCGGAGTCTGTCCTGCTTTTCCTGCTTGTTCAATGGGAGTGATAGTCTGCTTGAGCCTATCGTATGTTCCACGAATCGCAGCAAGAACAAGAGGATCTTGTCCATACTGCTCCATAATCTGCCGATCTGCTTTGGTAAGTTTTTTCTTCTTCTTAAGTTCATCAAGAAGATCAACTCTGACCTTTTCTCCTGCTTCCGCTGCTTCAGCTAGAACATCAATCTCTCCTCTAGGCTTAATGTTCTGAAGCTCCGCAGTCCTGCGAGCAATCTCATCATCAAGGCTTTGCGTCATCCTCTTCCAAGCTGCTTCTAGAGCATTAGGAAGTCTATCAGATGGTTGCTGTAGTGGGCCTTGACGAAGTACTGCGAGGTCAGATGCAGAATATAAAGGTTGATTAATTTGATTGTTTATAAAAGTTTCAGCTTCAAGCTCTGCCTGCCTAGCTTCCTTTAATAAATCTGGAGGCAAGCCAGTTTCTAATTGTACCAGTTGGTCTTGAACTCTCTTCAATTCTGCAAGATTCTTCGCATTTCGAATCGCAGTTCTATACGCAAAGCCTGCGTTGAAGAGTGTCCCAGTACTAGACAAGATGCCAGTACGAAGCGCACCTTGCCACGTTGAGAATTCTTCAGGACGAATCAGAGACTCTGCAATGGAACCAGAGATAACTTCTTGTGGAAGAGAAGTAATCCCAACGTTGATTGCTTCACGCATGGCTTCTGACTTCGGAGCAACTCTCGCAGCAACTCTAGCAGCAGCAGGTCCAAGAAGTCTTCCAGCAGTTCCTCGAACAAGAGGATTCACAACTCCAGCAGTTGCAGCATAGAGAGGAATTTCTCCTGCAACCTGCCCAGCAAATCTTCCAATAGCTTCAGATGTAGTCTTCGGAGCAGGAAGCTCTTCAACTTTAGAACGTAGAGTTCCAGGAACTCCAGTCTGGGCTTGTCTAAAGATATCAAGAGCAGTAGCTCCAGTCTTCTTCAGAGATTCCACCGCACCTTGTGCAAGACCCTTTGGAAGATCTCCAAAGTCAGGAAGAGCTTCGCGACGAGTGAATCCAGAGAGTTGTGGCTTTTGTTGTACTGGAGCAGGCGTTGAGGCAACCTGACTTGGCTGCCTCTTCGCCTTACGTTCACGGAGAATCTCTACAATCTCATCATCCGTGGCTCCAGCAGCCATCAACTTGTCGATGATTTCATCCTCGTCGTTGATTGGCTGAATGGATGTCATGGCTCAAGTCCTGCTAGTTTACGAATTTTAGCACGACGCTGCGCATCAGTCTCTGTTGGAGGTGGGATAGGAACTGCACCATACTTTTCAGAGAGTTTCTGAACCTGCATACGATTACCTTCGATAGCCTTATTAATGGCTTCAAGTTGCGTTTG